TCAGCTAGCTGGAAACTTTTTATACAGAGTTGAGAGCCCTACTCCATACGTTTTTGATACGCTTTGTCGTGATTCACCGGTTGCCATCCGCTCCCCCATTTCCCGCCATTGCTCATCCGTGAACTTAGGCCTGCGACCACCAACTCGCCCTTTTGCCCTGGCTACGGCCAGCCCTGCTAAGGTACGTTCGCTATTAAGATCAGATTCATATTGTGCTGCGGAAAGGATGTTACGAAAGTTATAGCGGCCGCTGGCTGTTTTGAGATCCACGCCATCGGTAATACTGCGGAAGTTGATACCCTTTTCCTGTAACTGCTGGAACATCAACAGCGCATGCAGAACGTTGCGGCCTATCCTGTCCAGCTTCCAGACCACCAGTTCATCCCCCGGCTGCATAGTGGCGATCAGCCGTTTTAGAACCGGCCGATTCGATTTCCTCCCGCTGGCATGCTCTTCAAAAATTTTCTCACAACCCGCTGACTTGAGCGCCGTTAGTTGCAATTCAGTGTCCTGGTGGTTTGTTGATACTCGGGCATAACCGTAAATCATGGGATTTCTCCTGTTATGAAAACAGGAGAAACGGCGAAGCATCACCAGATTTTTGATGGTTATAAAAAAGGTTGGTTTGGGAGAAACGATAAATAAAGCCTCCGGAGCTATGCAGAAATCGGCTAATGGAGCTGATATTTCTGATGTATCAGCCTTCCGAAATGCGCTCCAGTTAGGGACCGCCGCAACACGAGATGTTGGAGCAGATAATGCCTCGAAGTTACTGGATTTAGACAGCTTCAGGTCAATGATGTCAGGGAATGGCTACATCTACATTCCATGCATTGCGACGACAGGAAACCCGGTGAAACTTATGTTGCAGTGGGGAACGGTGGCAACACAAAAGGGAGCTGATGCTGGATATGCCTTACCATTTGCTTTTCCCTATGCAGGCTTATTTGCGACCGGAAACCGTGGAACATCTGGCTACAATGCCGCGATGAATGTGCGTATTGCCAGCAGAACGCATATCAGTATTCAGAACTGGTCGCCATCCGGAGAGGGCACCGAAGATTGTTGTTTTATCGCGCTGGGGTATTAAGAATGAATAAATTTTATAAAGGCTCTTTCTATCCGAAAGCACTAAAAGAGGTATATATCAGCGCCGATTCATGGCCTGAAAATGGCGTTGATGTTGATGATGAAACAATGGCAATTTACACAGGCGTAGCGCCACAAGGCAAAACGCTGGGGGCTGATAAAAATGGTAATCCTGCGTGGATTGATATCCCGCCACTCTCCGCTGAACAACAGATTATTCAGGCTGAACAGAAAAGAACGGTATTGCGTTCTATGGCTGATAAGGAAATAGCCTGGAGACAGGATGCTTTTGATGCGGAAATCGCGACGGCAGAAGAAACCGCCGCGTTATCTGAATGGAAAAAATACCGGGTCTTGCTGATGCGCGTTGATACAGCAAAACCCGTATGGCCTGTCAATCCGCAGGATATTTAACGGGGGCGTTGTAGGTGGTGACATATTCAAGCAGTTCTGTTGGATATGTCACCGTTGCTGCATCTCGCTCTACGTTAAATGTATCCGCTCCCCAGATAACACACTCCCTCAAAAATGCCTCCACCTCTGGCGAGACTTCAACCGCATCATCAGGTCGCTCTTGTTCAGAAACATAAAAACCAACGGTCGTTGGGCTGAAATAGATATTCTCCATATTTAGTATCCTATTGCTTCAAAATGCAGTGTCGGTGTTTCGCCGAGATTGGGTGTCGTATACGCCACAGTGAATCGCGTTCTTGATACGTCAGTGCCAGAATCAGTATCGCGATGCGTTGCCAGTGATTTTCCGGCCATTGTTGCCTGGGTCGAATAGCTGTAACTCGCTAGTGTTGCCAGCGTTGCTATTTGTGCATTTGGGAATTGTCTGGGGAAATTAACCCTGTAGTAATGGGTGTAGTACGTCACCCCACCAAGCACCTGCGCGTTGAAGCTACCAACTGGTGTCAGTGTCACAGTGCCAGCCTGTCGAATCATACCATTTGGGAGAATATCCCAGGCAGTTTGTCCGTTTCGCGACATACCAAATGCGGACATGTCCGGGAGTTGATTATTACCGGTTCCGACATCCCGTTTTGCCGCTTCTCCCAATTGAAGGTTTTCGAGAGCCGTTTTCACCGTGCCATCCGATTTGATATCGCCAAACGGATTCTTGCGGCTCAGATATTCAACAGCAAACCCCGATCCCAGCAATTCAACAAAACCGGGCAGATCACCATTATCAAGCACATCCCGTTGCGTTTTATCACTTACAAACTGGGCCAGAGCTGCAGCAATAAAGCTGGCCTGCCGAATAACCTTATTGACTTGCGCACTGGATGCTTTCCCTGCTGTAAATCCGGATATAAGCGCGGGCAACGCTTCCCATTCCTCCTGCGATATAACATTGGCATTTCGATCCGTTGCAAACGCTTTAAAGTCATTTTTCGCCATCAGAGTAATACTCCCCATGCTCCTACATCAAAACCACTGATGTATTCGTTATCAATATCAAACCCAAAGAATTTTGAGCCTTCGGACGGTGTTTCTACCGAAGGCGTTTCAACACCACCGGCCCATACACCAGCAGCTTTAACGGTGAGATAACCCTGTTTGATAGCGGCTATCAGTTCGAGTGACACATCAGAAATATCAGTCTCGGGAAAAACCCAGACCGATATCGTCATGTCCTGGTTATCGACGATCTGCATCTTCAGTCCAGAGCCTGCGGTAGCAGCGTCAAGGATGGGAGGCAGAGAGTCGTTCCGACCATCCCAGTTGTTGATAGCGATTTTCGCTTTCAGAATGATGCGGTACGTCTCATCACTCAGCGTCGTATAACCCGAATCCGGGTCATACGGCCCCTGCCAGACGCCCTGGTCATATCCGAGCCCGTCAGTGTCCCAGCTAAAATACACCCCGCTTATCGGCTGGCTGACGATGCGGCTTCGCCCAATCCACAGGCCGAGGGTATCGAGTTGCACGCCAACCGCCGTATCGATATCGAAGGCTGTTACAAGCCCTGACATAGTGCTGGACACATCAATCAGCGGGCGGGTGCTCAGATCTATATGGTCAAAAAAGAGTGGCTTGGTAGCATGGTAGTTAGTGATCAGTTCGGTGTATTTGCTCATGAGGTCACCGTGATAGTGACGTGACTCGCAACGCATGACGCAGATTCGTCATAAGCAATATCGATATTTCCGCTTGCGACTGAGTCAGAGGATTTGCCGATGAGCAGCTCCTGAATGTCGTAATAGCGAGCACTGCCTCCGCTTACCACGCCAAGGTTTGCCGGGGAATAAATACGACTCAGCAGAACGTCATCGCCAATTGCCAGGCCATTTATATAATCGGCAACAGCCTGTTTAATCTGCTCGCCGATTTGAGAGGTATAGCCGGTAAAAACTTTCAGGGTAATGGCTACGAAAATTGGCACATCGGTAGAGCGCGAAAAACTGATGACGTGTGGATTACCGTAAGTATCCGGCACCGTGACAGAAGTTTTACCGTAAGTTGCGGTTCCCTGCCCTTTACTCCCCCGGATTGTTTGGGCTATCTCGGTAACATCCCCTCCATCGACGATGGCGGAAATAGAGTGTGGCGGCAGCCCGTTGCTGTCGGTTGCCCCAGTGTCGTTCTCATATAGTTTGTGACGTGTCACGCCAGCAACATTAGCGATAGCACCGTCGACACCTTCAAACGGTGTGATCGATGGTAGCGCGACGCTTTGCCCCTGCCGAATGCGCAGCTCTGCGTCGGTTTCTGCTGGTGAACCGACAGTAGCCGCAGCCGGGTTGGTTACCGACACCCAGCCGCGAGTCGGTGTGTTAATGGTGGTGATAGTCCCGGCCATCGCCGCAACCGAACCGCTATTCGCACATGTGGCCGTCACCAGCACAGTACCATCAACGCCGATCGCTACACTTGCGGGAAAATTCCAGATAATGCCGTTTTTATCCCGTGCGGAGCCATTCGTGATAGTCGTGCCTGCCGTACCGGTTAACAGAAGGTCAGCAGTAGAGTTTGTCGCTACTTTTCGCGTGATCCCGTTAATTTTCACATTGCTGCTAAGCGCTGCGGCCTGCGCTGTCGTCGGTGAAAACGAGTTGTAGATCTCGATAGCGGTATTGTTAGCATCATGCACAGCCAGAGCCACCAGCGCGACCATTTGCCCATCTTTGCTGTCTGGTTCGAGGTAGGCATCACTACCGTAAATCTGCCTGAAATAGCTGGTCAGTGTATCTAGGATTGTCTGGTAATCAGGCGCACTAATCCCCTGGGCGGTTACCGTTGCCGATAGCCCCAGCGTGTCGAGGTTCAAAGCCATTTATGCCTCGCTTGTTACAGTCGTCTGGCCGTAGATTGTGTCAATGGAGGAAGTGAAGGTGACGCGACGGCTGGTGCCGTCATAATTGGTATCGAAGGAAAGAATCGACAGAACGCCCGGTGTGTCCTGTATGCGTTCACGTATAGCCAGGATGTAGACGTCAGATCGCTGTTTACCAAGCACCGACTGAACATACGGCGTGCCTTCCGTCAGATCGAGAAACCACTGACCGCGCCACAGCTCGAAGCGGGTTTTTACTGCCTGGGCGACACATTCCGGACTGTCGATAAGGAAAGTATCGTCACCCTGCCCGAAAGTGTAATCACCGTCGGCGTCTTCACGTCTGTATCGCATAAATCACCACCAGCGTATAGCGCTAATAACGCTTGACAGACCGAATAAAAAGAACACGGCCCAGATGAGGAAGAATTTCCAGTTGGGTAGTTTTTCGCCCATGACTCGCAACTCCCGTATCAGTTTGCTAAAATTAATCACATATTCTCCCTTGCTATCCTCAAGGTGCAGAAAGTAAAAAGCCCCGAAGTGTTAGCGCACCCGGGGCTTTTGTCTGTTTGGTAGTTTTTAATTAGGCGCGGTAGTATTCCCGCTGCCATTCTGCACACCGCCATGGGTATGCTGGATGAGGCTCTTACCTCCAGCCTTCACATCGTTAGTCACCGTCACCGGCCCAAGCATCGTCGCAGTACCGCCACTTTCGCCCATTCCCTGAGACAGATTGCCATTAATCGTTACGTTGCCGTTCAGCGTGATAGTCGGGGATGTGATTGTCGTTCCACCTTCAGCCGTAGCCGTGAGCTGGCCCGGTGTTTGAACGGTGATGTTATGTCCTGCGGCAACCTCTACGAACGCCGCACCATCATCGGTTCGCAGCTGCGCGGCGCTGGTACTGATACCGCTGATTTTCTGTGCTTGCGACTGCGGGCCAACGATGGCGAACGCATCAGATAAGTCATGCTGTCGCGGATCGACGGTCTCCTGAACGCCGCCGCTCTGCCACCAGAAATCGATGCAACGGTCGGCAAAGATCAGTAGGCACTCGTCGCCTTCTTTTACCGGAAAGGTCAGCGTGCAACCGCCGCCGCGCGGGAAGATAACCGGCACATCCACCAGCGGTTTTAATTCGGTGGAGCCATCGCCAACAATACCGCGAAGCGCTACCTCTACTGTGCAGGTAACAGTGTCAGGATCGAACGACTGAATGATGCCGGGCATCGCTACGCGCATCTGGGTAGACACCGAATCGACAATGGCCTGCGCGGTCTGCTGCTCACCGCCGATCTGTGATTGAGTTGGAATTGGCATAAAAACTCCATAAAAAACCCACCGGATGGTGGGTCTATAAAACAGAATATGAAACTGATACGGTTCAGTTCATACCAGCTCCTTTATAATTCTTACACGGTACAGCTACAGTCACCATTTCTACGTATCCGTCATTGCCTTGTTTTTTACACATTGCGTTATGCATTACTGCAAGCCTAGCGGCATGATCAAAATCGATATAATTATTACCAAATGAAGCCTCGCCGAGAGCTGCAACTTTCGTCATGTCTGGTGTGTTGGGGTCTTTTACCATTTTAGCAAAATTGCTTAGACCCCTACCAACCTGATCAAAGCACTGAGCTTCTATATCGTAGCCTGAGTATGCTGAGATACGCTGACATTCAGATAGGTGTTCTTTTACTGATAAATTTATTCGATATAAAGTCAGGTAAGATTTCCCAACGTGTATATAAACTTTCATGGGGTTATTGGTATTGGGTGACCTTGTTACAAATGAAAGCTTACTATACGCATCCCTAAGAGACCGTGCTTTTTTACTGGAAAAAACATCACCAAGCCCTACAACTGGCACCTCTGGGTTTGCTTTATCCTGCGCGATGGCTTTTTCTTTTTCAATCTGACTTGACTTAGATATAATTTGCGCTCTCATAGAGCTTATTTTGATTACGACTTCATTCCTTATTTTATATAAATCACTAACTGACTGTTTAAAGTCTTGCTCGCTAATGCTGTTGAGGCCAAAATACTCACGTTCTTTTAAAAAGTCGCTATACACTTTAGAAACATGGTTAGGATCTGATAACGCACTAGATCCAAAGATAATTGAGTAGTTATTCAAAATATCAGCAACGGTTGAGTATCTAACAGATTTATCTTCTATTTTATAAGTCGATGGTGGATGCCCTACATAATCATGAATTGACAGATAAAGCGCAGTTATACCAATTGGACTAGTATTGGCCTTTTCAACCACATCTTGAAATGTACAACCTTTAGGGCATAGTGATTCACCACCCTCATTCGCAGTTAATTTATCGTCCTCTAGAACGTAATTAATGGCCTGCACCCCAGCTTTAGAATGTATAATTTCAGTTTTCTGCTTTTGATACTCATTATTTAGTTGAGTTCTCTGAGCTAAACCACACCCTGAAATAAAGCTACAAACCATCCATATAAAAAAATATTTCTTAAATGTCATGTATTTCATCCGGTCCGATTAATAGTCGAGATACTTTGTAAATCTCGCGCCCCACGAGCAAAGCACATCAAATCCATGTACCACGCCTGACCTCTGGTGTCGCCAGTATAGTCGATAGCTTTGACGATATAAAAGCCATCCGTCGCAATGCTGGCTGGTTGACTGACAGTGCCGTTAACGACGAGATTACCATTCATGTCGCTCTCTTGCAGCTTTGGTGAGGGTATGATATTTCCATTCTCGTCGTATTTGACCGCACGAAGATCTTCATTGTTTAACTGCGTTCGGTACACCGAAGCCTGATCGAGCTGGATAAGACCATTAATGCGGATGTTCGGGTTTATCAGGCACCGCACGTTTACGCCGCCGCCCATTGTCTGTTGCGGCATACCGATCAGGCCAGTATCGGCATTCAGCACGATGGCTTCGTGAATATATTTATCCTCCGGCACCATCTGGACCTGACCATCAACCAGTTGCCATGTCGCTTTGCACTGCGCAGCAATATTATCCATCACGTTACGGGTGGATGAGTAAATCGCACGGCCACGAGGAAACACGGTATCAGGAAAATCGCCGGTAATGCCCTGTGTCACGCCGAACGCGTTGAAATCCTGCATCGTCGCCCGGTGCAGGTCCGCAACGGTATAACCAGCGGCAAGCGTGGTGATGGTAGTCGCGTAGAGGAACGCTTCGTGGTTACTGATGGCCTGAATCAGCACCCAGGAATCGGTGATGTTGTCCTTCCCGGTGACGGTGAAGCGAATATCACCGTCAAATATCAGGCCGTAGTTCTGACCGTTCACCTGCCCTACCTGGTCTGGTGAAATCTCCCGGGCGACACCAACCTGGCTCGCATCAACATCCGGCGCAATACCGTCATACCCGGCAATGATGCGAATTTTTGCAAACTCCTGCCCCAGTATCTTGTTCGTGGTATCGGTCGAAAGGTTGTAAATTTTCACGTTCGCCACGCGTGGCCAGCGTGTGTCTGCCCACTCGATCTGGAACGTGACCTTAAAGTCAGACAGGGAAACGCCCTGCCCGTTCTGGTCCAACAGTTGCAGCTCAAAATGGCGCATCCAGTTAAGAGACATTTCTACTCCTGTACGAAAATGAGGTGGCTGTATGTGCCGAGGTTGGTTTTGGTGGGCTCGTCTGGTGCGCCCTTATCGGTCGCCACCACCAGCGCGCCATCAATGCCAAGCTGTGGATATTGTCGTAAAAGGTTTACGCCGGTCAGTAGAGGTACGCCAGAGAGAAGCGCGGCACCGCCGCTATCCATCACGTCCATAATCCAGCCAGCCGCATCACGCCAGATGATCCTGAGTGTATACGTGGTATTGCCCAGCAAAACGCGGAACTGCTGATTGTCAGGAGAAAGCGGTATTTCGTTAAACTGCATATCATCCCCCGAATGCTGATGTAACGCTTCCGCCCAGCTGGCTCAGCAAGGATTCGTTTGGCGGTGTAGTGGATTTCATCCCGGAATTCTGCACCGCCGATGTGCTGACGCCATCCTGCATATCTGATTTATCTGCAACGCTAACGCTCTGCGTCTGCGACATGATCACTTCACGCAGGGTAAGCGTGCAGTTCAGCACGTTCTCGCTGGTTTTATCCGTTGTCACCTCGATGGCTCGCACCAGCATATTGCTGTAAACCCGCTTTCCGGTCACTACATCGAACGGCACCCGAGAGGACTGGAGATCCAGTAGTTGCTGATAGGTCTCTTTCGGGCTAAGTCCGGCGCTGAGGCCGATTGACGATGTATCAATGAAGTCCAGCAACGAACCGCCACCTGCGAAGCCGCATTCCATCGTGACTTCGCTGGGGCGCTTATACGCATGATCGGCGATGAAACCCGACGCGCTATTCGTTGTTGGCTTCTCCACCGGGTGCTCAGTAATTTCGAGCGCATCAGAATGCTTTTCGGAAACGACCACGCTGGGGATCAGCAGGCCAATTCGCCGGGATTGCTGGCGAAAAATCGCTGATAAAATATCCATTATCTCGGTCCTGCGGGGAGTTGCTGGGTTAACTGTGAATTCACGCCCTTTTGACGGTCAACAGTCAAACGGGCAGCCTCGCGCGGATCGGAAACGCCGTGGATGTTAATGTTCGTTTCCTGCTGAATCACCGGGGCGCTGGTGGGCATATTGCTCATCACTTTCGGAATGTAGTTGCGCGTTTCCTGCGGCATTAGCCCCATTCCATAACGCTTAACATTCCCGATCCCCCAGTTATATGATGCCAGTGCTTTGCTAAGGTCTCCGCCGTTCTGCCGCAACAGCTGGCTGAGGTACTTAGCGGCTGCCTGAGCTGACTTTTCCGGGTCGAATACATCATTCCCACGCAGGCCCATGTCGCGCGCCGTGCCATCCATAAACTGAAACAGTCCTTTCGCGCCTGCGCCGGATATGGCGAACTGGTTACCGCCCGATTCCGTTATGGCCACGCTGCGCAATAACCCCTCCGGAAGCCGGTAGAGCTGTTCCAGGTTGGTAAACATCGGCTGCATCCATCCCAGCAGTTCAGAGCCTGCTTTGGTTGGCTGTGGCCGCTTAACTGACTGGCCGAGCTGTTCAGGCTCATCATCACCGAACCAGCCGCGCACCGTTCGGCCCACGCTGCGAGGATCGAATCCCCAGTGCTCTTTAATCCAGTCGGCGGTACCGTTGGCGCTGTCTGTTACCATCGGCATCGCTGACGGATTTTCGCTGCCCTGATTAAGCATCTGTTTGCCGATGCTGGCGGCATCAGCCCAGCGGCCATCTTTAATGGCGTTGAGCAGGTCGGCGATCATGTTCAGCATTTTGCTGAACTCACCCATCTGGTCAATGAAGTTGCTAAAATCCCACTTTAGGGACCATGACTTGGGGTCAATACCGAGCAACTTAGCCAGCGCTTTTGTCAGGTCCGTAACAGTCTTTTTCAGGTCACCAATCATTTTGACGGCCTGATCAATTTCAGTCTTCCATTTCCCCCAGTCAATCAGGCTTTTGCCACCTTCTTTCCACGTCTGGTAATCATCCAAGAGCAGACCAAGTGCAATAATAAGCGTCGTTATCATGCCCAAGGGTGATGACATGAAAGCGGTATTTAGCAGCCGCCATGCAACCAACAGCCCACTGAACAATGCGATAAGCTGCTGCGTGGCTGGGTTCAGCTTTTTGAACCAGGCGATCACACCCTCAACAGCTTGCCCAGTTCGCCATAACACGCGGGTAATCGCGTCACCTGCCCAGAGAATTCCTTTGATGATCTTCGTTATGACCGCTTCAATCTTCGGCCAGTTGTCGAGTATCTGCCTGCGGAAGTTATCAATACTGCCAGCAAGGCCACCAGCTAGGTTAGAGCCAATCTTGTCTTTCGCCTGTCCAAGCGTCATCGTCAGATTACGCATGGAGGTCATGAAAATATTGGACTGTTTAGCCGCTGACTCAGCATTAAAACCAATACGCTTTGCCGTCAACGCGTACTCAGAACTGAGCTGCCCCATCCCTCTGCGCATCGCCATCAGCGTGTTTTCATCGATGCCAAGCATCTGCGCGTATTGTTTCGCGCGGTAATACGGCATGTTGTTGAGCTTTTGCCCAACGCCAGTAAAGATGGCCGCAGTATCACGCATCTTTCCGCTGGCATCGCGGGTCTGTACGCCCAGACGGTTCAGGAACCCTTCCGCCCCCGGATTGCTACGCATGAAACCAGCCAACCCTTCAAGAGAGGACATGGCCGACTCGGCGCTGGCACCGGTTTGCGATGCGGCATAGCCCAGCGCTTTGATGCCCTGGACGCTGGCCCCCGTCCGCTGGGATGCCCAGTAAATTTTATCCAGACCATTCGCGATCTGGGTGGTAAATCCGACAATGCTAAGCGCTGAGCCTTTCACCACCGCGCCGACCTTCAGAACGTTCGCGGTAACGCCTTTCAGCACGGCTTCAAACTTATTAGCGCCAGCCTGATCGATATCGAATCCCAGCGAAACAAGGAAATCTTTAATCGTATCTGCGTTACCGCTCATTGGCCGCTCTCCATTTATCTACCCGGGCGTCGTTATCCTCGCGCATGTCGAGGTAGTCATTGAGAAGCGCGATACGGCAGAGGTCTACCGCACCGCTGTTAAGGTCTTTCTGGTCAATATGGAAGGCAAGCGCCGGACGAAGAATAAAGTCTTCACCGCCCGGCAGGCTGTTGAAGGTTATTCCGCTGGCGGGGTGGGCGTCTCGCTGGTAGGGAGTCCTTGCAAAAAATTTCCCAGAGAGTCGGCGACCACCCGCGCCACCAGTTGCAGCATGGTCAGCAGGTCGATATCGTCAAACGCCATTTCGCCATGCTGGCAGACCGGCACCCAGCCTTTCATGTGCTCGCGTGAAACAACGGAAAGGCAGGGGAACAGGATAGCGTCCACGTCGCCATCACTCAGATCGGACACAGCATTGGCAATCTTTGGCAGGATGGTAGCCATCGCGCCTTCGGTGTCTTTGCTGCTGATCTTCTCCTGAACGCTCCGGAAGTCCGAAACCATCCCGGCCAGAACCGGCAACAGCTTGCGGGACACCTTCAGCTGTTCGAAAACGCTGAGCTTTGCGGTGCGATATTTCACGCCTTTAATTTCGAATTCCATGCGTTAAAACTCCCCGAGAAGCTGGTCAATCTTGCCGCAGTCGAATACCCAGGCGACGGTTCCGCCCTCTTTAGCGTTATTGAAATCAGGCTGTTTCTGGAATGCACACGAACGCGCAGTAGAAATATCACCCGATGCCGTGTTGCGAATGACGATCACGTTATTGCCCCAGGTGGCAGAGGACTGGCTTTGCGCGTTATACGCCAGAGACAGCTTTTTATTCACCGGGGAGGTTTTGAGTAGCGTCACCGTAATGGTGCCTGACTTATCGGCGTGCAGGCTGTGCATCACCTCGCCATCGGCACCGATGGTCATGGTGTTTTTGTTGCCGCCCATGGTCTGGGTGATACCTTCCTCAGAGTTCGCAGAACCCTGACCAAGATCGATAACGCCGGTCGGCCCGGTGAGCGACGCGGTTACATCGAGAAAAGAATAAGTTGCCATTTATCGCTCCTTAGCGAACCACGTTGATCTGCACATCGGCATAATGAACTGCGCCAGCCAGCTTACAGGCCACCTGGATTAACGGTGCTTTGCGCGCTTCGCGGTCGGCCTGCGCCTGTTCGGACAGCGGTTGCGCATACACGTAATAGCCTTTGGTCAGCGTATCGCCGGAATTCAGCTGTCCGATAGGGCCACCATTCCACACGCCAGCAGCTACCAGACCGTTCGTGACGGACTGATCCATGGACTGTTCAACGTTGGAAAGCAGACGGGTCACACCGGCATCAGTCTGCGGAATTTTGGTGGTGCTGGTGTAAAGCAGGTTATAGAGGTTGGTCTGAACGTAGTTCTGCAACCAGTCGAGCCCGTGGCGCTCGTCGAAGAAGTCACCGTTCGCCATGACACCCTGTTGCAGGATCGCCGTGTCGTTGGCGTAGTACACGAACACGTTCGCATTCTTCGTATCCACCGCAGCCGCCTGGCCTACCGTCAACGTTTCGTAGGTTACGCTTGGTTCCTGTTTGAACTTCAGGGTAATGGTGGTATTGCTGCCGTTGAAATTGACAGTAAACGCACGACCGAAAGCAGAAACCGCTGCGTAAGGGCTGCTGGTGGAATACTGAATAAAGGTACGGGCATACTTGCCAGCCTTTAATTTCGACGCAACATCGGTCGTCGAAGTCGTGCTGATAATCTCGGCGTCGGCAGAGGTCACACCAAAGATACGGCTAAGGCTGGACGCTTCAATAAGTTTGGCGACCTCAATCACGTCATCAGCATCAAGCACATCGCCACCAGCGACAACATCATCAGCGACAACCAGCCCATACCAGTTGGTATATTGCAGGCAGGCATTAACGGCTTGCACGATAGTTTCAGTATCTCCACTCTCGGAAGAACTCAGCGTCTTCGCCCAGCGACCAACATAAACCTGTGTCGGCTTCGGTGACTGGCTGAAGAAAACCTGCGCTGCTTTATATTCCGGGCTGTCGACACCGAAGTCTTCGCCAATGTCCTCAACGGAAGCATATAGGCGAGTACGTTCTGTCACCGGAATGACAGTGGAAGAGCCAAGGATTAGCAATGCGCCGAAGTTACGACCAGTAGCCGCTTTCGGCGAGATGATCACATCAACGTTTACAACTTTGGATACAGGTAAGCCCTGCGTCATAGTTTATTCTCCAAAAAAGGTGACTGGCGCTTCCACCAGCGATTTAATACCGTACTCGCGCACAACCTTCCGGCGCAGGCGCACCGTCATGTCGTAGCGGCGAACCCATTGCTGGTTGATAAGTTCGGGGAAAGGGGTCAGACCGGTATAGTCGCCCAGAGACAAACCAAGCGCGTTCAGCTCAGCATTGTTTTGCGGGACAGATATGCCATCGCGAAAACGGGACGCATAAGACATACCAGCCGGGCCATAGAACGACGCCATGCACTCGAACGTTTCATGCCGCCAGAGCTGAGCGCCCTCGTCGGTCTGATTGGTGAATGCAGGGTTGTTATCAATGAGCAACCCGGTAATGCCAAACGCGCACCAGTTCGTTTCAACGGGTGGCAGTGGCGGCTGATTTTTCTGCCAGCGCGGACGAACCATTCCAGACGGCAAGCCGGAAACATTGCGCATCCACTGGCTTAGCAGCCTGTCGAGCGCTTCGTCATAAGCCGGATCGCCGCTGGTGGGTGTCAGCCAGCCGCGCTCTGTGCTGGTGTTATTGCTCAATGGGAGTTCCCCCATCAAACGGCAGTAATTCACAATGAGCCTGGACGAAGCCAGCACCGTAAGCCGTATACGGGTCGACGAATGTCACGCGATAATCACGGTTCTGATACGTCACGATATCGGCATCACGGCCAGTCTGCCCCTGCGTCAGCCGCTCAGTTGTCACGATGAGAATCGCGCCGCTGATAACCTGCCCGGCCTGCATGCGGCGGTTTTCCAGGGAGCGGTCAACAGTAACAACCCCGGCAAACTGCGTTTTAACTTCGCTGTCGCTGCCGATCCCGTCCTCGTCCACCGTTTGCGCGCGACGCGTTACCCACAGGTTGAAGTCGCAAAAATCGGGGTCAAAAAGTACGTCCGTCACATCAAGAGTCGGCATCTTTATCCCTCACAACATGGGTAATGGCTCTGCGATATTGCCCGGTGTCAATTAGCGGTTTCACCAGGTCGGTTCCGGGAGACTCGCCAGCAGCGCGCCGCGCAAGTTCCGCTTTTGCCCCTTTGCGGCCACGGCGTGCACGGGCTTCAACGGTGCTATCAGCAAGCGGTGTAAAGCCGGTAATGGTCATGTAACGCCTGACGCCATTGGCGGCCAGCGTTCCGGCGCGGTTTAGCGCTCTTTCTGCACCCGCCGCATTACCATCAAGCGCAGCCTGCGCCGCTGCTTTAAGCTGCGGCACTGTCTGTTCCTCTACCGATTTAACGCCGGGGATCAGGTGCGGGCGTGGGGGGATATTTTGCGCCGGTGAGCCGTATTCATTGACGTAGCCGATCCCCGCATTACCAAACGGAACATCCTCACGCTCGCTGTCTTCTTCCGGGATGCCCACCAGCACATCCTTTTTGGTTAGCGACCGTAGCGCATCCAGAATGGCCTGAGCGTTATCCACCCTCGTTGTTACACCACTTTTGAAACTCATAGCTGGCGACCGCCCGCACCGAACATCGTGATCAGCTGATAAAATTCAGCGCCATATCGGGTGTTATTCCAGAAGCCTGCGTCAGGGTTTAGCGTCGCGCTGGTGTCATAGCTGACGCTTACCTTGTCAACGGACTTGGAGGACTGAACACCATTGGTTGAGCCACCCGGGCCGCCGACGAGCATTGCCCGGCTATCTGCCGCCCAGAGCGTCATGTAGTGAGCCACGAACAACTCGACAAAGTACGGAAACAACTCTTTGCCGGTGACGTTTTCGCTCAGCAGCACATCAGCCAGATTCAGACGAAACTGGATTTGTGCTTCGGGATATTTGGCAGGGTCAGCAAACTGTGGAAAGTCGCGCCGAAAATCACTTACTGTTGGCAGGCTTTGATTCTTTGGCATCTTTCGCCCCATTACCGCCAGTCTGGGCGGCAGCAATCTGCGCTTGCAGGCTGTCGTTCTGCTCTTGCAGCTTGAGCAGCGCTTCTCGCAGATCGGCAATCAACTGATCTTTATCGATAATCTGCTTATCTTTGTCGGCAATCTGAGCTTGCAGGCTGTCGATAATGGGTTGCAGATCATCGGTGTCGCTAATCACGCTTTCGGAAAGCTCGGAGTGCGCCTGGGTGAACCAGTGCGACGCGACCTCTTCCGGTACGTTATGCCGTCCCCGGCCAAACTCCCTTTTTGACTGATCGCCGAGCGTCAGCGTAAACGGGGTGTGAACATGGATGGTAACCAGCTTTTCTTTCGCCATTTTCAGTTCCCTTCTGGCCCCTTTCGGGGCCGTTCTGGTTATCAGATACCGTCCACGTAGGACAGGGTTTCTTTGTACACTGGCTCAACCGCACCGAGCTTGCCGTAGTAGGTCGCAATCTGATACAGACCGCGATACTGGACAGGAACGCTCTGCAACGGCACCAGCGGATAGCGCACGTATTTCTTGTCGTTGGTGTAGGCGATCATACGGTCTTTACCGCCAACCCCACGCCCTTTCAGCCATTTGACCGCTTTGATTTCAAGCGGAACGCCGTTCTGGTGGAAAGCGATAGTGTTCACAGCCAGATAGGTCAGCAGTGACTGGTTACCCGCTTCGGAAACCTTACGGCTCGCCAGCAGTGAATACTGCTCTGGCGGAATGCGCAGATCAGAAGGCACGATGGAATAACCGGATGCTGCCCAGGCATTAGACAGAATGCTGTTCACGCTATCGAGGATCTCGTCGTTGGTTGAGTTCGCCCAGGTCTTCGGCGCGTTGTTCAGCGTCACACCGACGAGGTTTGCCAGACCTTTCAGGCCGAGTGCGTCATCACCGATGTAAACCTGCTCGTCGTTGTCCATCTGCCATTTGAGCTGCATCCCGTCGTACTTCTGGGTATCAATCGGGCGGCCTACCTGCTGAGCAGCTGCCAGCTCTACAACGGTCCAGCCCAGTTCCATACCCCAGAGGTTCAGTGGATTGCCGTCTTTGCTGATATCCACGTTCACGCCAGCAATAGCGGTGGAGTCTTTGCCTACCCAGTTTTTACCATTCGGATTTGCACCAGTACCCGCAGCGGCGAAGCTGGTATTCGTCCAGCTGGAAATGTCATCTGCGATAGACACGTCTTCACGCAGTTGAATATCTCGGGTCCAGGTGTACCCCACCAGAGGCAGGTTCAGCGTCTGGTCGAGTCGCTCCAGCTCCCCGATGAGAAAGGCACCGGAGCTATCTACGGTTGCCTGATCAAAAGTAATCATTTGTCTGTTCCTTAAATCTTCCAGGAGATTTCTACATTGCCGTTAGCGTCACCGGCCCCTGTGAATTCGGCGTTGGTCAGCGCCACGTTTTTGCCACTGACGGACGTGGACATGAAGCCGCCCAGCGGCACTTTTATGGATTCATCAGTGGAGACGACAACGTATACCGGGTCGCCTTTTTTGATGGTGCTGGCATCAAAATCAGAACCGAGATTAACGGTCATGTAGCCACGCTTCATGGCGTCACCCGGGAAGTTCTTATCCGTCCCCACCTGGCGAACCATGTCTGGCTGCGATGTGGTCGGATACGGACGAACGTAGATCCCCTTCACCTTGTCGGCGGTGTCACCGTCCGCCAGCGGCACGAAAAAGCCGTCAGCGTCATATTTGCCAGCCAGACCATAGGCAGCGAAGGCGTTAGCGGATTTAAGGATCACCGGTTCGACGGTTAAGTCCTGCGGGCGAGAGATAGCCCCGGCAATGCCAACAGGCATCCGGTACAGATATGCAGTCATTGGATTATCCTTTGCGGTTAGACCAGAAGTCGGCGTTTTGTTTGTTCAGGGAAGCGATGCTGGTCATGCCCATATTTGGACGTTGTGCATCGCCCGTGGTGCTGCGGGTGTTTCGCCCTTTGGCAATCTCTGACACGGCGTTAAACGCCATATCGACCGATTGCTTGGGCAATTTGCGGATATCTGCATCACCGACAACCTGGCGAACCAGTGTTTTGTCAGCGGCGGACAGCACATCACGTTTGAACGCGGTCGGTTTCACCTTACGGCTCAGATCGATACCCGGAACGATAACTTCGGCACGATAAGCAGCGTCACCGGTAATCGTGGTTTCCTCTTCGTCGTCCTCACCGTCGCCGGTAGGGTCTTTGTTATCTTTGCCGTCAGGCTTATCGTCGTTATCGCCCGTTGCAGTACCTTCCAGCTTAGCCAGCAGGGCTTTGAGCAAGGTTTTGATATCGTCCTCGCCGTCGCCGGTTGGCTCTCCGCCCATTTCCGGCTTTTTGTCCGGCAATGGTTGCTGCGGTGAAAGGTTAATGTTGAGGTTAACGCTGCTCGGCAGATCCCCTTCGTCACCCGTTACCGCCGCTGGCGCAGAGTCCAGCAGTTCGTTCATGGTGTCAGCGTCACCCGTTTTGATGGCCGTGCGCATGCGGGTCCACCAGCTTTTCTTTTGATTTGCCATTGTGTCTCTGTCTCCAATTGCACAACGATTTCCGGCTCTGCCTTTAGGGACAAGAGCCACATGGTTTCCGGTGATATCGACCTGCTCGGCTTTTCCGGGTTCGGTCTGCTCGTACTCAGCGTCATAGCCGCACGACACTTCGCGCAGACCATCTTCGATCAGCTGAATGGCGCTTTCGTCTTTGACGATAAGGTCAGCCAGCATCCAATCAGACTGATCACCTGTCCCGCGCCGAACGTTCTGAAGATGCCCGACCGCAAGCTCTTTCCAGTTCTCGGGGTTGACCAGCCGCACATTCCCGTTTTCATCTTCAGGATGCAGGATCGTGATGCTCATCCCTTCGAATGAGGCGAGCGTGGCCGGATGGAATACCTGCTCAGGAGAACGCGTGACGACTATTTCACCGAACTTATCGGGTTTCAGTTTTGGCAGGTCATCAGCACCATAGAGCTGCTTACCTGTTCGTCCTATCGGCACGTCTTTGCACAGCAACGAGCCGTCAGCCAGCTGATAGCGGGTTTCCCCCAGCCGGGTATTGAAAAAATATTTCATGGTTTACCTGCGATTCAGGCGAGATAAGAATGAGGGTTGGGGAAGACGATTTCTTTGTAACAGCGGCAGTTCGGGAGCTCGCCAGCGTGACCGGTCATGCCGTCAAGCGTTGGAGGTCGGCCCCATTCGACAAACTTCCCTTCCATCTCTCGATGAGAATGCCGGACGTCGCCATCTTCGGCTGTACGCCAGATATAACCATTCGAGCCGATTGACAGCGCACGCGCCTGATCCAGTGCACCGGTTGCGCGCCCAAGCTCAGTCCGGGCGATAAGGTTCGCTCGTGAGCGTGACACGTCACCGGAAGCAGCTATCTCTTTCGCGAATGGCTCAGCGCGGCCACCAGTTACTACAGCCTCGATGGCCTTGTTCTGAATGTCATACACCCGATCGGCGGCCTCAAGAGGCAGAGATTTGATGTACTTAATTTGCTCGGCGACGATGGATTTCATCACCTGGCCTACCGGGGCGCGGTCGACCATGTTGCGTAGTTCTGCGCTGATGTTCCGACTGTGCTGACGCCACTGCTTTTCATTCTGGCGCGCAATGTCGGCGGTGAAGCTCTCAGCAACCTTAGTCGCCCAGGGGGTGATGATTTCGCTGTAGCGCTCCAGCGCATCCATTATTTCGGTGACGCTATCGTTTGAACCATCGTAGCGACCATTTACGATATCCCCGACCGCCCGCGCTATCTGCCGTAGGCTCGTTCGATATCGGATCTCCGCCTGGCGACTCTGGCGGTTTGTCGCCAAGTTCGCCGATGCCTGGCGGCGCTTCGTCTTCGGCATTCTCTATGTCCTCGTCGGTAATGGATGCCCCGATGCCGGTTACGTCAGAATTTTCGCGCAAATCGGTCATAGCGGCTTTCAGTGTCATCAGACCATCACCCAGCGCCGTACTGATTGCGTTGGTAGTGTTTAACGCCACCGTTGAGCGATCGACATCAGACATTTGCCAGAGCGGGTTAAACTCAAACGTGAAATCGTCCGGCAGCGGCTTACCGAGTTCCGAGCGGTGCATAATGTCCAGTATCCGGCGCATCGGCATCCGTAAGCGGCGCTCCTGCAATGAGCTCACCCGGTCGTAATAGTTGGCGAGGTCTGCGTCACCAGTAGAGAAGCCTTTCGGGGATTGACCGAACAGTCGCACCAGCGGGATACCAACAGCACCGCTGATCTGCTCAGCGAACTGCGAAAGAATGTCATCCAGACCGCTGAAGCTGTACTGGTGGGTTTCGAACTTATCCCGCGAGTCCATGAGCGTCATACCTTCATTGCTCTGGAACTGGCGGATCAGGTCGATGTTCTTCAGCAACGCTTCGAACGCCGGGCCTCCAAGCGCGATAAGCTCGCGCAACTTCTCCACGCTATAGGTACGCAGATGCGCTTTATAGACCAGCTGCGCCGCGCCGACAGTAGCGCTATCGAACGCAGTAAGCCGATCCCAGATACGCTCTACAACCGACATTCCCCATTCGTTTTCGGTCATTTTCTGCTGGAATGGTAGCGTGACGCCATCGAAGCGAATCAGGCGGCTGTGATGGATGCGCCAGGCCGGGATGCCCGTTGCAGTGGTCACCACGTCGTAAAACTCAGGTTTGCCGAGATCTGGCCCCATCTCTTTAATGCGGCGGGTCAGGACCGGGTTAATCATCCAGCGGTCGAGCGGGAGAATGCCCTTAAACTTGCCTTCTCCAATGGTTTCGAGCCGCAGCGGGGTCATTGGTGCCTGCCCCTCGATCATGATGAAGCCGACCGCGCCGCCGTAGAGGCGAGACCACTTCAGCACGTCGTTCAGCGCATCCCAGATCTGCAACTCATCCAGCTGCGCTTCCAGGGTGCCACGGTCTTTGGCGTCAATCTCCGAAGTGATGCGAATGCCTTTCCGGGTCATATCGTCCGGGATAGCGTCGACCGCTTCGCCGATAACCCACGATCCGCGATATGACCATTCCACCAGCATGCGGTTGCGGCTGGTGAAGTTCGCCCGGTAGGTCGATGCTGAATGCTGGTTAGGCGTCTGCATCCCCACGCGGGCGACAAAGTTTTCATAGCCATCAGCGGTGGCCTGCGCCGTTCGCTGAGAGGCTTGCTTGTTTCGTGCCATCAGGCCTGTCTCCCTAGCAGCTCCCAGATGTTCAGGGCTGAATTCATTGGCGCGTAGCTGATCATCACCGAGTCGGCGAGGTTCGGCGACTTGGTGCCGTCAGGCTGTTTATCAACAACGATTTTCCCCACACCGTTAATGGAATAGGTCGGTTGCGACAGCTCGATGATGAGTTTGTCTTTGCTCGCCATGGCGCTGCTGATTGAGATAATTTCGTCCGGGTTGTAGGCCATTCCCTCAACCACGGCGCGATAGGTGTTCTGGAAAAGCTTGCGTAATTGCCACCAGCTCTGGGCCTTGGCGTTAGCAAAGAAGTCCTTGTTCAGGCGGGCGGCCTGTCCGTTGTCGCCGCGCACCGCTTCGTCGTCCGGATCAAACACCGCGCCGCTACCGCGAAACGGTGTGGCGAGTATTGACGGTCGGCGCGCAGCGTTACGCAGTTCGTTGATGGCGCGTGCATCGCCGCGAACGCCAGCGCCCAGGCCGTCCTCGTCGAAGCGAAATTCTTCGAGGTTGTCCTGTTCGCAAAAGCCGAAGACCTTCTCAACGGACTGGTAAATGTCGCTGCCCACGCCGGACCATTCCCGCACGTTCTCCAGGAGGAAGCCGTGACGGGTCGAAAAGGCGTTTTTGTCCCGGCCTTCGTCGGCGACGTCCATCGCGCCCAGTCGCTTGCCCGTTGGCTGAATACCAAGTTTGATATGCGCGTCGACGGCAGCCTGTACCCAGTCGGACGGGATCAGGACGCCTTCCGCAGATGCGCTGTAGTTCAGGTCAAGTTCCTGCGCCACCACCACCGGATTGTCGATTTTCTCGCACTCCCTGCGATACCACTCTTCATCCTTGCGCGGGTCATCTCGCCAGTGGAACGTGAATACTGGTATTTTTCCGCCGTGGCGCTTCTGCGCGAACGGGTTCGCCATGCCATTAACCGAGCTCAGGTCAATACGGCAACGGGTGGTTTGCGACAGCGCCGCATCAATCAACAGAGGACGCTGGAGGAATGCAGCTTCATCCACCAGGTAGAGCGTGGTACGGTCACCACGTCCGATATTGTCGCCAGCCTCGCCTTTGATAACCGCGCCAGTATCGGGAAACTCAACGCGCATGTACGGCGCGTGCTTCTTCTCGTCCCACGAACCGCGAAACTCGACGGGCAGCGTTTCCACGAACTTGCGCGCCTTCCAGAACAGCGCCTTCGGGTCTCCGGTGCTGTCGACGTATTCCTCTTTACGGGAGCCGAAGCCGATGACCATTTCTTTGTTGAAGAGGCAGAGCGAACAGGCCAGCCCGATCGCCGTCCAGCTGAGCCCCATTTCGCGGCTCTTTTCGGTGATGCCGTTCTCCAGCCGTTCGCGCCGCTCCATGATCCAGTGAATCCACTCTTCCTGTTTCGGAAACAGCAGAAAAGGGATGGTGACCGGCAGGCCATAATCGATGTTACGCGGGTCAGTAGTCATCCCCCAGTCGATGATGAACTGTGCCGGGTTGGTGCGGTAAAACTGCTTTAGCGCTGGCAGCATTTCAGGGTTCTGGCGAATGCGCTGTAAGCGCTCCATCCGCCATTCAAAAACCATCTGGTAATCAGGGTTTCTGAAATCGAATTCAAACGGGAGAGGCATGATCACCCCATCATCTTGCGGTAAATCTCTGCGGCCTGATCTGCAGTGAGATTGGTCGTCTCGGTCTTGATCGGGCCGCCATCCTTGCCGGTGCTCTCAACCTTCAGCTTATTGGTGTAAGCGTCGCCAACCTCTTTCGCGGCCTGTTCAATCAGCTGCGCCGTCAGGGAGAAGTTTTTCATCCCCTCGGTTTTGGTTGCCATGCGGTCAAGCACGCGGAGGCGATAGGATTTGTTCGCGATCGGAATGTCGCTGGTTTCGGTCAGGAACCGTTCGCGCGTCGCGTGGAACATCTCGATCCACTTTTTGGCGAGCGTCTTACCGCTGGCCTTCGTGGGGTCGTGAGATTCAGCCTGCTGGCGGGTGATCTTGATCCCAAATTCTTTTTGGACAGCCTCGACCACCTGCGATGGCGTGTCATAGCACGCAAGCGACTGAATGATGAAGGCTTTCACATCAGGTTTTAATGCAGCCATAAATCACCATTCGTCTTATACAGTCCAGTATTTAAGCCAGTCGCAGCATGCACGTCCCGCACGCTCTGGCAATATCGAGATGAGCAACCTCCGCTGGCTGATTCGCCGCATCAATCATTTCCTGCACGTCCCGGCTTGCACCGTAACGGCGAACCACGCCCACAAACTCTTCCACGTCATGACCGCGCAGCTTCAGCTTTGGCTGCCCTTCCTGCGTGAACTTCGGCGCGCCAAATTCATCTGTCGCCTGGCAGATGTGATAAAGCTCGTGCTCTATCAGCGCGCAGAACTCCAGATCGGAACATTGCGAACAGTAATCGGCGGCGAGCGTGATGATGAAATGCGGCACCCTGCCGAACCATTCATACATCTGCTGCTCCATCCGCGCTTTCTGCCAGCCTCCGGCACGCATTGCCACTTCTTCCGCCTGCCCCAGCACGGAACGCCCTTTCTTCTCGAAAGCGTTCGACGCCCAGAGAAAGCACAGATCCGCTTCAAGCAAATGCTGGTGGTCAGGGTTGTAGAGGTCACCCTCATCGCTCAGGATGTGCTGATTCAGCCACTCGCCAACGTCATTAGCGGGCATAATGCTGATGTACGGCTTCGGGTCAGGTGGCATCGTAAAATGCGCTGGTGGGTGTGGTCTGTTCATGAATAATTCCAGTGCTCCATTATCGAAGCCCCTCAGTGAAGGGCTTCTGTAATGTCAGTCCCGGACGAACGTAACCTTTGTGGTTATCATTCGCCGCACAAGGCGCGCCACTTCGCGTTGCATTTCATCAATTACTTTTGGCGTCAGTGGTTGATGCGCATATTTACGCTCAATCTCTGCAAAAATCCCGTTCAGCGCCTCGCTGCTTGGCGGGATAACTTCAACGTTTAATCGTGCCATCGGTTTGTCCTGCCCTGTTGTTCTCGAAAGTCCTGATATCAGCCTTATCCCTGTTGCACTGTGCTAACGCTGACAACAACGCAACATTCAGGTTAAGGCTTGCTCCCCACGTAAACGGATCGGGTAAATCTGGCTGGGGTGTTTCAGCCGTCAGGTTGGCTGGTAACGGAACCACCGGAACTGGAACGTAGACCGTTCGCGTAGTCGTGCAGCCGCTTAACTGCGCCAGAAGGCACAAAACGAACAGCACAATCATCATCCGCAACAGCCACTTTGATATCTTCCTCGGTTCTCTGTGACTCCAGTGCGATCTGCTGCCTGGCATATTGATTTGTCTCCAGAATGATGTTCGTTATTGCTACGGTGCGCAGGACATTCGCGGTGATGGTCTCAAAGGAATCAGCGCGCTGTTCTGCATCGTCAGCGCGCCGCTGTTCCTCCAGAAACTTTCCATGGTAATGATTCGCTGACCAGACAAGACCACCAGCAATACAAGCAATAAACGTTAAAATGAGCGCCCAATAACTCATCTTCATACCAGCAGCGCCGCCCGCGCCTTGTTGTATCGGACCTTACGATCCTCAATACCGTTCAGACCGCCGTTAATGATGCGAGTAACACGATTAATATCGGCACCGTAGATCATGCAGCCTTTAGAGGTGTAGAACCATGCAGCTGAGCGCGCAGCCTGTAGTTCCTGTTCCAGTTGTTCAGGTGAAGTCACCAAATCTAACTTCAGAGCAGCCCCGCAGGTGCGATAATTGTCGAGGCCAGTGATTTGAATTAACCCTCTGCCGCGATATTTCCAGCCGTCGCCGGGCGCTTTGTTACCCAGGCGGTTGCTATACACCAGATTGGCAATAGCATCCTGACGAGCTGCATGTCCGGATGTTCTGCCAAGGGCATCAGCCTGCTGCTGTGTGATCCTCTTTCCGAACGTCGCCACCAGCGCAGATGGTGTGTAGTTCAAATTTTCAACTACAGCGCTAAAGCCACCAGACTCATGACCTACCTGAGCGATGAACATGGCCTGATCCGCGGGTGCTGTAATGCCGAATTCTTTCATCGCTGCATCTACTGGTTGAAACCAGCGCACAGCCAGTCCGGCGCTGATACCAGCCGCCTTTTGAAATAATTGTTGGTTCATTAGTGCCTCAGATGATCAACCAGGCGTGCAACGTTGCCTCTGACGGCCACCAGCACGGAAAGAAAAATAGTATTCGCCACGATAATGGGCCATGAGGAATGGGGATAAATCCCACAGAGATAGGCCAACGGAACAGCACTGTATGTAACAGTAATCAGCCAGGCTAAACGTGAAACCCAAGGACGATGCCGCGAATCACCACGACGATAAAACATCAGAGTAATAACAACACAAGCACATAACAGCGCGTTTATAGTTGCTGTCGGGTCATTTAGCTCCACCTGAACCTCCCCGGCGCGTTATGAGCGCCACCAGCGACCCGATATCCTGATTATTCAGGAACGTCAGGATCTTAACGGCTAAAGCAGATACGATTACGGCACCAATGGCATCCAGAGGTTTATCACTGTATCCGGTCAAGCTTGCCAGCTTGGAGCCAACCAACCCAGAGCAAAGGATCCCGGCAATATACGACACGATAAAATATGCCAGTCGGCGCGATGCGCTCAGATCCGCTGCTGTTGCTATGTAGAATACAGCCCCTGCAAATGCGCCAAATACAACGCCGTAATCAGTTCCGGTCAGCAGTCCATAAACACTGGCACCCGTCAGGGCACCACCAGCCAGCCCAGTACCGGAAATTGGATCGGACATTTAGCCCCCTCTTAATTGCTGTGAGTCCTCTCAGGTATGAGGGGAAATAGGCTCAGGCTTCACGGGTTGGATTTATCAACAAAGCACGTAGCGGATGATTACCGTGAGCCGGAAATAAAAAAGCCCCAGCGGGTGCCGGGGCGAGTTATAGATAAGTGCATGCTCTAGCAGCAAATCACTGTATTTGATATCGTTAAATCGCCAAAAATAACCCTATCAAACATGGAGAATTATATGAGTGAATCAAACAAACCATCTGGAGAAAATAAGCCTCAACCCGCACCACAGCCTAAACCGGCTCCACAGCCAGCCGAAAGAAATCTGAGGACAGGTTATACCTTTGTTGCCGATTCTGCTGAAAACATCAGAAAAAAAGGTAAGTAAGTACTGAGATTACAAGTGCACAAACAGGGGTGAGGATTGTAGCGATCCTTACCCTTTCTAGTTCTCGGCCTATTCTGGCATTCTCTTTTTTACTCATTTCAGCCATTCTGGTTAAATCCGCAAGCCGGTAGCGCCGCAAGACGTTCAATGTTGAACGCTTTCCTGAAAATCCTTTCGACTCAAAACCAGTGTAATCATCTTCAGTAAACCCTTTATAGTCATCATGGTAAAGCGCATAGGGTGTCGATGACACGAGAGCTCGTGACCTTACAACGAGGACGCAGCGAACAAGATAAGCCGCACACATTGCCCAGTAGACTAAAAAAACAGACATTCCAGCGGTGAGGTAATCAAAACCTGTACGTTGCGTTAATAACAAAAATGACGAGCCCACGCCAGCAATGAGTATACTCAATAACTTCTGGCCATTTTCTTTGTTTAGTGCGTTGGACTGGTGAATTTCGCGTATACAATCCTCGCCCTGCTTCTCCAGAAAAGCAACGAGTTCGTCGTCCGCATCCAAAAAGTAATCATCGGGTAGATTATTCATTCCCCAACCTCACATCCTGTAATGCATCAATTTTACCTGAATGTCTCGAACCTTGGTATTGCTGTCTCCAGAAACGCAAAAAACCCCACGGTGTTATCCGCAGGGCTTGAAACGAAGGCATTAACCCATCGTTGGGACAAAATTAACACAGATTCGGGAAAAGTAAATAGCCCAAGACAAAATCATAGGCTATCGCTATAGGCGTTACCGCGTTATCTGCTTAAGCTGTTTTTCGGCCCAGGACTCTTCGATATCAAATTTCGTGATCAGCAGGTCGTAGAATGGCTTAACAGACTTTTTCCAGGTGTCCAGGCTAATGGCGTCAGTAATCTGGCATACAGCAGCATAGGCTTCAGTCGACGGAAGTCGTTCATACCCACGCCCTCCGCAGCGCTTACAGTCAGCCAGAACAGGAACGCCCTGTTTCTCAGTAAGAGCCTGGTTCACTGCCTTGCCGCGCCCATGGCAATCACTGCAAGAAGCACTAACCACACCAGAGCCATTACACTTTTTGCATAGCACTTTGATGGATTCTTTGACCTTCACCATCCCGGACACGGTCATTTTCCCTTCTGGCTTACGGAATTTATTGGTAAACACGTCAGCCTCAATGAAGCCCTGACCGTCACAACAATCGCACTGCTTCACGCTGGCAGCGCTGCGGGAATAGTCCTCAAAAGCGAAGGTGGCCAACTGGTGCATCACCTGAGGTTTAACCGCGGCACCGAGCTTACGCAGTGCGGCAACCTTGTCGCATTTTGTCATCGCGTACTCAGCCAGCAGACCGATCGCCCGATCCCGGTCGTTATTGCTTATGCCCATCTTGCCGAGGAAGGCGCTGTAACCCATTGCGGCGCGTTCCTGCGTCATGCCCATGGCAGCCATTATGTCGGTACCGGTCAGTGAATCGGAGGCGGTAGCGCGCGGAGAATCGCTAATCAGTGTGGATTTAGCGAAGTGGTATTTCACTGTGTTTTCAAGGTTCATAGCGCTTCTCCAGCATAAGTTTTCACGTAATTCTTCAGTATCTGGTAGTCCGTTAGCACAGAGCCGGGAAAGTGGTATAAGCGAAGCCGCTGCCAGCGAACGCGGAGGTGATCGGAAAAACAGGATTCAAATGTCATACGGCCTCCAGCCCGGTGATTGTCAGTTCCAGCTTTCCACCTTTGGTAACGGGCATCTTCACAACGCGATAATCAACGACCTGAGCATCGTCCAGCCAGAAACCTGCTTTGGTGAGTGCGTCAAAAGCGGCCTTTTGCAGATTATCCAGGTCACGGCGACGGCGATCCGGCATGTGGCACTCAATGCGGATTTTCACAGGCATAGCCAGACCGATATCCAGCATTGCGTTTTTAATGATTCGGGCGACGTTATCGCGGTATGCCTGCCCTTCTGCGCTGATGTGCGTGCGCCCGCGATTATGGCGGTAGTAGCGGTTATTGCTCGGCGGCCAGGGCAATGTGATGTTGTAAGTATTCACGCCTTGATTACCCCCTCTTTCAGCCAGATAACCTGCGTTCTCGCCATACCTTCCAGCGCGCATTCTTTAGCATACTCAGCATCGACAAAATGTGTACGGCGGTCGATCTCGTCGTGACAGGCAGAGCATGCAATGGTGGCAATCAGATCAGGCGGTTTGATTCCGGTGCCACATAACCCGGCCAGGCGAATGTGCGCCAGTACAGACGTTTCCGGGTTACCGTTGCAGACGCCGGGAATTCGAACCTGACAATCACGACCACGAGCCTCTTTGCGTAAATTTGCCATGCTCACCCCCACGCCTTGCTTTGCCATACCCGGCTCGGGCGAGGCGCGTTGTCGCCTTCCGGCAATTGCGCGCTGACGGTCCAGGTGATGTTGTCGCGATTCAGGCTGCGCTCTGTCTTTACACCGCGCGCCCGGTATTTCTCCACCAGCTCGTCGGCCTGTTCGGTGGTGCATTCGTGATGGTGGAACCAGGAAAATTTCATCGCCATCACCCCGCAAAGCTCATCAGCTGGGCGGCGGCGTTTTCTGCCTCTTCACAACTGCGAAATGATCGGGAGAGTATCCATCGCCACAGAACATCGAGCGCGGCTTTGTACAGCTGCTGGAACTCGGTTTCGTCCATGTTAGCGAAGGCAATACTGCGGGGATGTTTGCGAAGTGTTCCGTCAGGAAGCTGAATAGCGTCATAGTGACCAGACTCGACGATCACCCAGGCGCGATAAGCATCATAGGATTTGCAGATGCTGATGCTACCGGCGCGCTTATCGGCGATGCGGTCCAGATATTGCTCGGCAGCATCCAGCAGTGCGCCTTCGTTTCCACCAAATGCCGCGAGGAATTTAGCATAACCATTTACGAGCTTACGCTCATTGCTGGATATCGCCCCTCCAGTAGGTTCCCAGTATTCAAACCCGAGATTCAGGAGCGCAAAAAAACGGCGATGGAATGCGGGATTCCTCACCTGGCGAAATTCGGCTACCAGCACGGCGCCGAGTTTGATTTTTGATTGCAGAATATCGCTGGTCTCCGGCGTCGCGGGGATCAGGATTCCTGATGACTGCTTGATGAGTTGTAGTTCGTGCGCCATGGTTTCTCTCCGTGGCGCAGTAGGTTACGGTTGTTCAGACCGTTGATTTCATATTATCAGAAGGTGGGGTTACCCGGTAGCCGAGACGGTGAATAAACTGCATAAAACCATTAGGAGTAAAGACCTCTTCATCATCCAGCAAAGGCCGCATAGAAACCATGCCATTGACGCGATAAATTAGATGCCTGCCCGATGAAGGAAAGCTAAACACCACGCAGCCGTCAGACCTTCTTACAATGTCATACCAGTTGTCATCTGACGTTTGCAAAGCTGAATCACTCACATTTATGTTCTCCCTTCGAGCGACTAACAGACGCGATTAAAGATTGTCGGCAGCAGCATCAGAGGGTTACGCAAATTGCGGTATTCTGATAAATGCGCGCCAGCCTTAAGCGCAATTCTAATAAAACCAGTCGTCAGCGCTTTCCCAGGTTTCCTGGAGGATGGATTCGATTTTCTTTTTATCGTCCTTGTCTCCACCGAAAACACTTAACCCATCGGACCCGGCACGGCGGATTGTGAGCCTGCAATTGTCATAGTGATCATTCAGGCGCTTAAGCAATTCTTTCTCCAGTGCTGGTACCGCGCCTTTAGGAAGTTCTTTCATGCGATCAATGGTTAATTCAACTTTCATAATGGCCCCCATTGCATTTACTGTGTTTTTATACAGTATACCTATGCGCGGAAATGATCAACGCTTTAAGAGCACAAATTGTTAATTTTCTGTCAGTAGTAAAAAAAGAAAACCCGCCGTAGCGGGTTGAATTAGCGATGTTTTATTACGCCGCTATTTGTTTCTGCTGACAAAGCTCCGGTAAATTAGCCCTCACCAGTGCCTCGGCGAATGGCGGCGGAACTGCGTTGCCACAACGCGCAACCTGCTTGTCCTTCGCGTACTTCTGCCCCCGATAGTCCTGATCGATGATGTACCACTCCGGGAAGCCCTGCCAGTTTGGCGTTGTTCAACCCTGGGTTGTTGCGCAGGGCTGCCAGCACCTGCTCACGGATTGTTATGTTCATGTCACACCATCCCGTTCGACTTGTTGCGGTTGTACTTGGCCAGCAGCAGCTGGATCGGCGTCGGCCCTTGCTCGGCAGCTGGTGCGGCAATAGCCCGGCGTACCGGCGGCACTGGCTTACCCTCGGTGACGCGCCTTTCCCACATGTCCAGCAGATCGCCTGCCTCGCGTGCCAGTTCACCATGCGTTAACTGGCGCTCGGTGCTGCGGTGGCGCAATTCTACGCAAATGTGGTACATGACCGGCTGCGACCATGGAAATTGCTCGCTGGAGATGAATTCGAACGAGCGGTTACGCCAGTCCCAGTATTCGGCGATCACCTGGTCAACGTTGACGCCCAGCGCGCCGCCGCTCTGCTTGCACCAGGCGACAAACTGGCCCGGCGACGGCAGGAATGGGCGCTCCTGGCGGCGGGCAATGCGCATGCCGGCATCGACCTGAGCCATGGTGTGGATCCCGTTCTCCTGAAACGCCAGCAGCCACTGACGGCGGAATTCGTTCAGGTCTTCCTGGGTGCGGAAGTTCGCCATGCTGGCCGGGAACGCGGCGCGCAGCTCGTTGAACAGCTTGTTGAATACCTGCGCCACCTGCTCGACCGGCGCGCACTCCTGGTACTGCTCTGGCAGGTTATGGGCCATGCGGCTCATCTGCTCGCGGTCGTGGTTACGCATCTGCTCTGCAAGAGATTTCATCGGATCACCCCATAGGCCCAGTCAGTGTTGTTGAAGTCCAGATCTGGCTTGACAGCGCGCTGCTCACCTCCGGCGTTACGCTGCATTGTCAGCTTGTCCCACTGCTTACGCAGGCTTTCGGGACTCAGGATGTTGGTCTGCCAGAAGTGGTGTTTGCTAGCCCAGTCATACAGCGCGCAGATGTCCTGGTGCGACCGGTTGTCTATCTGGCGCATCAGGCGAACAGTGTTAGACCAGGAGGTCATGTCCGGGGCTTTGCAGGTTGGGTTAATCAGCTTCACCCTGGAGGAAATCCACTTAGCTGTCTCGAGGTCTTCAGCAGAGCCCCACTTCGCACCGGATGGTGTGTAGACCGCAGCTTCAGGATGAGTTGATAAAAATTTCTTCAGACGTGCGTCAGAGGATTCGTCAGAATTCTCGGACGAAGATCTTTTAATACTGTTCTTGTTCTTGTATTGGGTGTCTACCGTTTTCGGGAAGGTTATTCCTGATTTCGGGAAGGATTTTCCCGTTTTCGGGAATTTTCTTCCCGTTTCCGGTTTGTCTAAAATCCATGCTGAAAGGTCAGTGTTTACACCGACGATTTTCATCATGCCCTGCTTCTGTGAAAAGATGATTTTGCGTTCTGCGAGAGACTTAAGCGCGTCCGATACATGCGTATCGCTCAGGCCCGTAAGCTCGGCAATAACCGTATTTGTCACGCGGTCCTGTTTCTTGTTCCAGCCGTAGGTAAGCCAGATCACCGCCTCAAAACATTGCCATTCCCGGCCTGACAGTCTCAGGCGAGGCTTAAGCTGTTGGATCTCGTTAGCGACCTTGGTATACCCGTTCGACAGGTCGGCCATACGACCTCCCGGTTGTTCGGTTTTATTTGGGAAATTGAATATTTCAGCGGTATTTGACATACTGTTCTCCGCAATTACGCACAGTTTTTGCACCTGAAAGCCGTTGGTGTTCGAGCACCGCGGCTTTCGCCATTTCTGAGCCCGTCATAGCGCACCACCCAGCATCGTTGTAACCATCGCCATAATGGGCGCCACAGAATCAGGTCCGTCCAGGTAGAGCTTGGCTACGATGCTCTCGCTGATTTCCTTCATCCGTTCGTGTCTGGGGGCTTTGAGGACGACAGCCTGTATCGCCTCAGCGTCTTCTTTCACCGACCTGGCGACACGAACCGCAAAGCAGTCGTGCTTAATCACGCGATCCCGGTACGCCAGCGGCAGAACCGAAATTATTACCGGCGCCAGCTGCTCGACGTTCGCCCGGTAGGCCGGTGATTTCTCGTGGTTGTCCAGCCAGCGAAACAGCTTCACGTTCCACACATCGGCGCTGCCGGTCATGTCAATGCTGTCAAGCTCGGCCTGTTCGGCAGCCTCTTTAATCGCCAGAGCGACCGCCACGCGGCCCTCTGCCGCCGCCCAGGCGCGGACGGCAGAACAGATAGCCCGGTGATCGACCGGCTGGCCTTCAGCCTCACTGTGTTGATACTGGAATTTCAGGTGCTCTGATGGCGCTCTGTTATTCTGTTGAAAAGAAAGTGTTTGCATTGTCAGTGCTCCTACTTTGGTAATCCGTCAGTGGGATTTGGATAGAGATCAGGGCGCAGCTCGTGGGGGGTTACGCCTGTCATTTTGAAAATCGGGAAGATATAGCTTGGCGGGACGATCCCTTGGTCACGATTCTTCCAATGACTTACAGACATACTCGTCACACCAAGCGCGATGCTGAGCTTTCTGGCAGAGCCAGCGGCTTTAATTGCTTTATCGAGTGCGGACATGTGCTTCTCCTGCTTATTGATAGCAGAAGTAAACCACAGATTTATACTTCATGCAAACTTTGGATTTATTGCGTGCATAAACCAAATATTTACAATGACCATATGAGAAAAGAAGAACCCAACCTCGTTCTGGTGGAGCGCCTTACTGAGATCACTGATCGCGGCGTTACCAAAGCAGACATGGCAAGAATAGCTGGAGTCACCCCTCAGGCCGTAAACGGCTGGTTCAAAAAAGGCGTGATTAGTAAGAAATCGGCACTGGCCATAGCCGACGCTGTTGGTATTTCTGTCGCCTGGCTACTCGGTGAAGACGTTGGGGAGAAAGACGGTCTCAAACCGGACGAACAGCGTTTGCTCGAGCTCTACCGCCAGTTACCGGAAGAAGAGCAGCAGAACATGCTCCGCATTTTTGCGCTTCGCCTGAAAGAGTTAGATGAGCTGTACGAGAAGTACATGAAGGGTCGGATTCGATCGCAAGGTGAGCAAACCTAAACCAGTAGTATCTAATTCCATGTAATAAAAATATTTCAAGATTTAATATCTTCTGGAGGATTCGGTGTCTAAAGAAACAACCGTCGAACTTATGCATCTTAATGATGTAATCGAAGCGAAAAATTTCATCGAGACCAATGCTGACGGTGTCGTAACAATCGGCACACAAAATGCCGGTTACGAAGTTTACAATTTTGTGTTCCTGAATAGCAGCCCGATCATCGGTACGGATAATGCGGATATAGTCGTCAAGGGCATGCAGCGAACCAAAGTTGTGTCTGTGACTTTAAGCAAACAAAAGGCTTATGATTTTTATCAATCCTTAAAAAGTATGTTTGAGGAATAATAATTGATGGATGCGGCTCAATCATCTCTTGGTGAAGGGAAGTTATTGATTGCATATTCAGACCATAGCGGAGCTACAGTAGGCTTAGAGTTTTCATCAGTAGCTTCGAGCCAAGCAACCTTCCTTATGGGTGCTTGTAGTTTTGCCGCTTCGGATAAACAAAAACGGATTGTCACATCAGTTGCTATGGATGATACTGAAATCATTCATACGTCAACTGAAGATGGAGGTGACGACATGGAAAAGAGATTGGCTATTCTTGAGGTTGAAGTTGCCCACATCAAGAAAGATGTTGCCGAGATAAAAAACACAGTTTCAAAAGTTGATACGACAGTGAATTCACTGGACAAAAATATGGCTGTAGTTTTGGAGAGGCTGTCTAGTATCAAAGAGTCTGTAGACAAAAAGCCCTCATCAGACACAGTGGACAAGAAAATCTCTGATGCTAAATTGGCGATTCTCTTAGGTGTCCCTGCGATTATCGCCATTGGTACAGGGCTGTACAAAGCTTTTATGCACTTCTTTTAGTCAGATTTGGTCAATACGCCTGAGTTATAAGGCTCTCAGCTACTAACTCTGTCGCCTTCCCCGAACCTTCTCATCCCGACCACGCGTCGGGATTTTTTTTGCCTGCGATTCTGCAGACGTGTCACAAAACCCAGCCACATAAACCTCAGATTTACAATTAACACCAACCTTAAGTTGACATGTATATAAACCAGTGATTTAATCTAACTCACCAAGACGCACCACGAACCACCCAGGCATGGAGCCCACGAAGTAGCCGTCCGGGGCATACGAAAACCGGAATGAGGTGGTGATATTAACGCGCAGTAGGTTTGAAACGTTCCGCCAGCCTGGCGACAAGGGCAAACACAGAAGTGAGCTTCGCGGTGGTGAATTGCAGAGTTAAAACGCTCAACTGTGAAGATCAGCGTCACGGCACCACCAGCGAAGTTCACTCAGCAATAGTGGAGAACATCATGGTTCATCAGCACTACGGTACACAGACAGTAAACCGCGGCGCAGTTCAGCCGGGGATGCTTGTAAAACACAAAGACTCAACCTGGACCGCATCTGCTAACGCACGCGGTCGCCTGTATCTTCACCGTGGCATCGAACGTACCTACACCAAAGATTTGCTGGTTGAGGTTTATCTAAACGGTTTAGGACATGGCCTTAGCCATTAACGGAGTGAGTTATGCAGGAGAAAAAATGCGCGTACTGCCGCAAGCCGATCAAGCAAGGGAAGGAAGTTAAAAACGAACTGCTCTTTATCCACGGCACGCAGTTGAAACGCGAGCAACGTGATTACTGTTCAGTACGTTGCGCTTCGTTCGACCAGATGGCCCACGAAGCATAACGAAAACCCCGCGCAAGGCGGGATTCACGTCCGGTGCCACCGACCAAAGTTACACCGGAATTTATACCAAACCAAAAAACATCCAATGGGCGCTATCTCTGGCCCGGGGATTCTAACACTCAAAAAAGAGGATCTCACATGGAATTTTTCCATCTGATAAAAGCCAGTCAGAAGTCTGGCAAGAAAGATGCAGTGATTTGGTTCACTGCGAAAAGTGTAGCGCGCGCCAATCTCCAACTCGATGTGGCACTGGAAGAAGCCGGAATTGAAGAAACTGGCCGCGGTAAAGATTATGCCAAACCAATCCGCACCGATTTCCCGGTATATGACGACCTGCCGGAAGAAGGCGCAGTGGATTACACCTGGTGCAAACGCTACGAACTGCAGAACGATGACCGCACCTGGCTGCCAAAAGTCACAGCTGAAAACTCTGACGAGAAAACGGCTCAGACCGTTGATAGTCACATAACTACTGAGTCAACGCTGCCAGAAACCGCTGGCATCACGCTGGACGAACACGACGACGACTCAACCCTCTACCCGGTAGTGCAGATGCCGTTTCGTAAGCAACTGCTTTCCCAGTTCACCGCCGACGAACTGCGCCACCACGTAACCCGCGAAGAGTACGAAGCTATCGGCGCGCTGGAGATGGACACTGATAACAGTTACGTCCAGAACTTGCTGTTAGCTGCTGAGAACTGCCCGGAAGTGAAGGGTTACGACACCAAAGACCTGTGGCGCTACACCGATGCCATTCGCAAAGTGTTCAGCCAGGACAAGCGTCACGAACTCGCGCTGGTACTCCGTTTCACCAGAATGTGGGCGGCGACTGATTACATTGACCGTGGCATCCTGGCGCGTGAATGGGCTGCCGGTAATCACATCAGTAGTGTTCAGCGCACTGACGCAGGTACCAATGCCGATGGTGGATATGTCACCGACCGCGGCGAAGGTGCGCATCACACGCTGGACACACTGGATCTGGAGATCGCCTGTGCCCTGCTGCCGATGGATTTCAACCACCTTGAGATCCCGGGCAGCATTCACCGTCGCGCCAAAGAAATCGTGGCGAAAAAAGAAGAGCCCTGGAAATCATGGAGCGCCCTTCTGCGTAACCAGCCTGGCGTTCTGTCGGTAAACCGTGCGGCCATTTTCAACCTGGTACGGATCGCACCGGAAAACATTCATCGTACGCCGGCGGCCCATCTGGAGTTCGTTAACCAGACCATGACCGCTGAGTTTAACGCCGCAACTGAACTGATGCCCCTGCGCGCGTCCGCGGTTCAGACGCAAGTAGAGGTTGAGGAACCAACAGCTCAGCCGCAGGTCGCGAACCTCGGCGGTGGCATGTTCTCCATCAATGGCCTGTTGAGTGGAAATACTAACCCGGTCATCAATATTCCCTCAAATGAAGCAGAAAAACCGGAAACCGTAGTGGAGACCACCAGCGATGTGCAGATGGAAGCGACTCAGCCAGAGAAAGACAAAACTGTTGATACGGTACCACCAGGCGAAAGCGCTGATGCAACTGATCCGCAAACAGATACCCTGAACCCGGCTGAGGTGCTCTCCGCCGCGGCGCCGGAGCTGGCGAACGCCACTACGCAGGAATTGACCACCGAAGCATCAGAGGAGAAAGCGAGCGCGCCGGAAGAGCAACCTTCACAACCGGTCCCGGAATACCCGGCGTACTTCGAACCGGGCCGCTATGAAGGCGTGCCGAATGACGTTTATCACGCGGCGAACGGGATCAGTTCCACCCAGGTGAAGGATGCCAGGGTCAGCCTGATGTACTTCAACGCGCGCCACGTCGCCAAAACTATCCCGCGGGCCCCTTCCAAGGTGCTGGACATGGGTAATCTGGTTCACGCCCTGGCGCTGCAGCCTGAAAACCTTGAGGCAGAGTTCAGCGTGGAGCCGGAGATCCCGGAAGATGCTTTTACTACCACCGCCACCCTGCGCGAGTTCATCGATTCGCACAACGCCACCCTGCCGGCACTGCTGAGCACTGACGATATCAAAGCGCTGCTTGAAGAGCACAACGCCACCCTGCCCGCGCAGCTGCCGCTGGGCGCCAGCCTGGAGGAAACGGCCCAGAGCTATATGGCTTTGCCGGCAGAGTACCAGCGCATCGAGCCAGACCAGAAGCAGACCGCAGCAGCTATGAAAGCCTGCATCAAAGAGTACAACGCCACCCTGCCCGCGCCGGTTAAAACCAGCGGCAGCCGCGATGCGCTGCTTGAACAGCTGGCAATCATCAACCCTGACCTGGTGGAGCAGGAAGCCCAGAAGCCGGCACCGCTTAAGGTGTCCGGCAGCAAAGCGGAAATGATCCAAGCGATTAAGTCGGTTAAACCCGATGCCGTATTCGCCGACGAGCTGCTGGACGCCTGGCGAGAAAATCCGGGCGACAAGATTCTGGTGACGCGCCAGCAGCTGGTGACCGCCCAGGCCATCCAGTCGGCCCTGCTGGCACACCCGACCGCAGGCATGCTGCTAACCCACCCGAGCCGCGCCGTTGAGGTGAGCTACTTTGGCTTTGACGAGGAGACGGGACTGGAAGTTCGTGTGCGCCCTGACCTTGAGATCGACCTAGACGGCGTGCGTATCGGTGCTGACCTGAAAACCATCAGCATGTGGAATGTTAAGCAGGAAAGCCTGCGCGCCAGGCTACACCGGGAAATTATTGAACGTGATTATCACCTGAGCGCGGCTATGTACTGCGAAACCGCAGCGCTGGATCAGTTCTTCTGGATTTTCGTCAACAAAGACGAGAACTACCACTGGATCGCCATCATCGAGGCATCCGCTGAACTACTGGAGCTGGGTATGCTCGAGTACCGCAAAGCGATGCGCAATATCGCAACCGGATTCGACACAGGTGAATGGCCAGCGCCAATCACTGCTGACTACACCGACGAACTGAACGACTTCGACCTGCGCCGCCTTGAAGCGCTGCGTACTCAGGCATAAGGGGAATGATGATGGAAAACACGAATATCGTAACCGCTGAACAGCAGACTCCAAACACGATCTCAGCCAGCAATGCCATTTTCAACGTGCAGGCTTTAACCCAGCTTCAGTCTGTCGCCGGGTTGATGGCACAGGCAGCCGTAACGGTGCCTGAGCACCTCCGCGGCAATCCGGCAGACTGCATGGCCATCATCATGCAGGCGATGCAGTGGGGTATGAACCCTTACGCCGTGGCGCAAAAGACGCACCTGGTTAACGGTGTCCTGGGATACGAAGCGCAACTGGTTAATGCGGTGATCTCCAGCTCAAACGCCATCGTTGGCCGCTTTCACTATGAGTACGAGGGCGACTGGTCGAAATGTGCCAGCAGCCGCGAGATAACCGTTAAAAAGCCTGCGAAAGGTGGCGGGACGTACGACAAGAAAGAAATGGTACGCGGTTGGGAAAGTGCTGATGAACAAGGACTGTCGGTACGGGTAGGTGCCGTTATTCGCGGTGAAAGTGATATCACCTGGGGAGAGCCTGTTTTCCTCTCCAGCGTAATCACACGTAATTCTCCACTTTGGGTATCAAACCCGAAACAGCAGATCGCTTATCTGGCACTCAAATACTGGGCGCGCCTGTATTGCCCTGCAGTTGTTCTTGGTGTGTACACCCCTGATGAGATTGAACAGCGCACAGAAAAAGAGATCAACCCAACGCCGCAACGCGTTAGCCTGGCTGATATCTCAGGTGACACCGTCACAACCACGCAAAGCGCACAGGAATCGTCGGTAAATGTCGGCTCTCTTGCCGATGATTTCCGCGAACGCATCGAATCTGCTCAGGACGTGGATAGCGCCAAATCGCTGCGTGCCGACATTGAAACGGCGAAAGCTACGCTGGGATCCGCACTATTCACCGAGCTGAAAAACAAAGCCGTAAAGCGTTATTACCTAGTGGATGCACGCAACAAGGTTGAGGAGGCTATTAAATCCCTGCCCCAGCCCGACGAGCCGCATGCAGCCGAACGGTTCGCTGAAGCCGAGCGCATGCTTGCATCTTCAAAGCGTCACTTAGGCGATGAACTGCACGATCAATTCAGCATCACCCTGGCGGATATGAAACCGGAATACGTGGCCTGACGAGACCGGGAGGGGTAACCCTCCCTCAAGGAGATTATATGCGACTGATCAATCGAGGAAGTAAGCAATCACCTTTAGCTCGCCAAGCATGCGACATCGCGCTGGCAGCTCACTTGCAAACATATGGCGACTATGGGCGAAGCAAGATGAAAGAGACTTATACGGTGAAGGTTGAAGGCGTGAAAGTCTGGGTGGAGGTGGTGAACCGAAAGGCGAGCTACGTGGCCACAGCGATGACCGGCATGCGCCGTCTCCGCTCCCTGCCCGGGCAGGTTGGTTGAAAAAGATTTTGAATGGCCCGAACGGGCAACTGGAGAGAGCTATGGATGATATTTTGGTAACGTCAGACCTGACCAGTCGCTACAAAATTTCACGCAAAACCCTTTGGTCATGGCAAAGTGCAGACACAATGCCTCGGGGCTTCGTATGCCCGTTCCCACCCCCTGACTGGCCCGGCAACCCTAACCGCTGGCGCTCTGAGTCAATCAAAGAGTGGGAGGATAAAAAGAAGATAAATTAACTGAAGGGCTCTCCGATGATCTCTTCAAGATGGCTCTGCCAAACGCGGAGCCAGTGTTTCTGATCATCGATATAGTCATGAAGGTTGTAATGCGCCATAACCCCCACCATCTGATGCCCGAGCAGCTTTTCAATTACGTGCGGCGGGCAACCTAACTCAGAGAGATTTGTGGCTATCGTCCGCCTCATATCATGAAGCGACCACTCTGCCATACCTGTTCCATTCCAAATAGAACGGGCGTAATTGGATGCCACAGGTGAATGAACGGGCGAATCTTTGATCCCGCCATCAATTTTACGTTGTGAAGTCACCAGGTGATTGGTGTTTATTTTCTTGAGGTGATTTCTGACCAAGTTAACGGCGGCGTCTGAGAGCCCCCTTCTAATATGTACCCGAGTTTTATAACTGCCCGCAGGCACGACCCACTCATTATCATCCAATCGAAACCATGATCTCTCACTAAGTCGAATCTCAGCCGTACGGCATCCGGTAAGCATAATAAATTTCACCAGGAAAACGGACTCTATCGACATATGGCTTTTCAACCACTGATAGATTTTGCGCAGATCGTCATCGTCCATCCTGCGAGTTCTCTTTTTAGGCTTTTGCCCGACATCAGATGGCAGTAATCCCTCGAGTGGGTTTGAGGCGATCACACTTCTGTTAACGCAGAACCTAAACGCCCGTTTGCACAGCGAAAGCATGTAATGAGCCATCACCCTGCTTTCTATAGAATCGAAGACGTTGATCCAGTGCATTTTCGCTGTGTTATCGACTTTGACATTCTTCATCGGTTCGGCGATATGTTTCTCAAACACCTGGCGATAGTAATCGACTTTAACTAGCCCGTTAGCGATACAGTGCCTTTCAATCCAGTAATTGAACGCTTCGGCAACGGACATCGCTTCCTGTCGGGTCTGCTTATCCAGCTTCACCTGCTCTCGCGGATCCAGTCCCTCAGTTAACCAGTTTCTGAATTGTTGGCGACGCTCTCTTGCCTGGGTGATACTCATTGCAGGATAATCACCAACATTGAGTTTTACCGCTTTACCGGCCCAGCGATACCGATAGAAAAATGATATTTTTCCGGCCTGGCTGATTCTGGCGTTGAGCCCGTGCGAATCAGAAATAATCTCGATATCATCTCTTTTCTTGCCGAGCGCCTTCCTGAGCTTTGTGTCGGTGATCAT